CCGTAGGTACGGTGGACGGCCAAACGTCCACGGTGTGCAATCACACATTGTCAAGCAAAGTATCTCGTGCTGTTGATTGCTTGTTGCCAAGCACTCAAGCAGCGCGATACATCAGTCGCACGTCCCAAGCCATCGTGAATTCAACACTGCCATTCTTGAGTGTGGCCAGTGTGGCACGCCAACCTTGACTGGCACGCGTGGTAATGTCTGCTTCGCCAGTTTCCAGGTTGAGCGTAACATCCTTGACGTTGGTTAGCTCGGTTGTTGCGGATGCTCCGGCCGCGCCGTGGTACAGCTTGGCCTGCATCCCTAAACGGATGGACATAGTTTTCTCCTATTTTCAAGGGGGTTTTGTGTGTGGTTTATCGAATCGAGCCTGCCCAGAACCGGGGCAGACGCGGTAAGTTTTTTTGCAGTGCAGGCCCCATAAATGGCCTGGCACGGTAATTGGCTTTGCGGTAGCGGCCACCAAATTCGTGTGCCATGGCCGACGGGCCAACGTGTGCGAATCCTGGGCCGATCAGGACACGGTCGTTACCTTCGCGAGCATAGACGATGGCACGCCGCAGTTGGCCGTGTCGGGTACGCGGTGGCGAACCGGGTGGTGCATAACGTTTACTCCTTCGAATGCTTCGCCGTGCTGTTAACCGAATCGCTGCACCAGCATGACCCAGACTTTGGAAGCTGGCCTGGTTCATTTTTTGCCGAACGAGTTTTTTGTTAAGCCCGTTATGGGGTTTAAAGTGAACTCTGAGCATGGTGGTTTACTTCGTGATCCGATACGTCAAAGTCAGCACCGACGTGAACACCCGTTGATTGACCAGGTGATCGGAATCATAGATGGGAACATTCTCAACCTTGATCCAGATCGCATACGGCATGTCAGTCAATGGTTGACGTTGCAGGTAGTCGGCGATTTGCTGCACCAATCCACTTAAATCCTTGACGGCAGTGTCGATTTCATCCTGCGGCACGGTGAGCTTTTGCTGCATTCCGATATCAACCTGACAGTCGTATTGACTGAGCTTGCGTGTGATACTTTGAACCTGCACGCCACGCGGTACGACACTGACGGTCAGTGCCCTTAGTTGCGAGAGATCGTGAATGGGTAACACCTGTCGTTTGGCATTGGTGACGATTTCCGATTGATTGAGTTGTGAAGTGACGGCATCAGCCAGATCAATGGTCATTTGCATGTTTAACCTCGGAGTAAGCTGAAAAGAATATTCACCAGACTCGTCACACCTGCACCAGCGATCAACCACATCCAGCGAGCATGGCGTATCGCATTTTGTTCCAGGCGATCCAGGCGGATGTTGATGCCCGGTTCACCATTGCCACGGATGGCATGATCGAGCCGGTCGAGCTTTTCATGCAGTTGCTCAAACTGCGTGCAATTGGAATCGCATCCTTGATGCGTTGGGTTGGTCATGTACTTGCGTCTCCCAGTAAACGGGTGTGGATACGGAGGGTTGTGTGATACGGATCGCAGTAGCGGTAACAACCCCCGGAACCGTCATCACCAAAGTTGGTGATCTCGTATTGCTTGCCATCCATCGTCAGGATGTCGCCGGGTTCAGGTTCAAACTCCGCCGGGAAATCATCAGCATTGACCAGAAAATCCCACATGCTCGACTCGATGGTCACACCACCGACGGAGGATTTTTCATACCTGCTGATGCCCGGAGAGGCATGGACGGTGTACGAGGATTCGCCTTGTTGGTAGCCGGCTTCCTGCGTACACCATCCCGCTCTCACCCTGGCGAGCCACTGCATGCCTTCTTTCATGTAGTCTCTGGCCATGCATCCCCCGGAAGTTAGGAAATCAACTTCACACGCACTGTCGCATCGTTGTCACCGGCATCGCGCACAGCCTTACCCATGTACTTGCCTTCGATTTCGATGGTCGTTGCGTATTTGTTGGCAGAGTCCCAGTAAAGCATGGTGCCGGTGGTGATGGCCATACCCGGGCCACCGATCTTGGGGACATCGAAGATGCCGGTCACCGACAGACTGCCCAGCGTGTTGGCCGCGATGTCGAGTTTGGCAATACCGACGAGGTCGCCCTGGACAACCACCGTGCCTGCGGCGATGTTGGTGGCTGGCGTGTGGTCGATGCTGTCACCTTTTTGAACGTATGTTGCGATCATGTAAGAAATACTCCTGTGAGAAGAAAAAGATCAAAAACAGCTTGTTTTCAAGGGAAAAATTACGGATACTTCCTGTAAGGATTACGCCTCGCCCTTGAGTTTCACCGCACCGCGATGGTCCTGTTCACGGACACCGAAATCGATAAAGCCGCGGAACTGTACTCCGAGCGTGGAAAAATCTGCGTCAGTTTTTTCGACAGTCGGACGGTCCACGCCGTTGAGGAATGCCACCTCGATGGCAGACAAACGATTCGGATCTGCCAGCAGGTACCACGCCTTGTTGGACGCGTTGCTGAAACTGGTGTTGGAGAGGTACACGCTGGACACCACGTCGAATTTGCCCGCATGGGGATTGGTCGACGGCATGGGCTTGTTGGCCGTGGTGGTCTCGTTGAGCTGCAGGCTCTTCATGAGCATTTCAGCTGCAACCTTCAAACCCGGCGGCACCAGCAGCAGCGACGGCATGATGCCAAGGGGTTTGCCGTTGGGCTTGACCTGCTGGGCAAAGAGGATTTCCGCAGCGGTGAGGCCGTCGATGGACAGCGCGGTGTCGGCACCCTCGCTGTAGTTGTTGTGATCGGCATGGAAGAATGCTTTGCCATCAGCCTGCGTGGGATTGCGCAACCACAGAGCCCACACGGCTTCGGCGATGGCTTCAGCAGCGCCCATGCCGATCTGACGCGGGATGTCGGTGAAGGCACCCAGGTCATCATTGATGATCATCTGGCGGGTCAGGGCGAACATGATGCCATGGGTGTCGGCTTTCTGCCCGAACTGCTGTTCATCAAGCTGGCCATGCTTGATTTCGCCATCGGGCCCCACCTGCTGGAACTTGAACGAACCGGTCATGCGGTAACGCGTGTGTTCCTTGAAATCGTTGACACTGGCAATCTTGGCAATACGACGCCAGGCATCCTCCACGTAGTTGTAGCCCTCCAGCAACATCTTGTTGGCGATATTGGAAAGCACCCCGGGCAGGGACGCACTGCTGAAGGCCGCCTGCAACCAGCCGGTGGCATCGCGACGGAAGCGGGGTAACTGCTGGCCACAGGCCATTTCGCAGAATTCCTGCACACCGATACCACGCAGTTTGTCGGCAGCTTCAAGAACGGGTTCGGCATACAGCGCCTGCACCCGACTGCTGGGCAGGCCGCTTGCCATCAAGGCGACAGCCTCGAATACCTGCGGATTGCTGGGACGCGACGATTGGCCAGTTCCCTGAATGGCGACGGGTACCTGCGGGCGCGACGCGCGGAGAACATGCAACTCGGTCTTGGTCACATCCCAACCTTCTTCGATGGCTTGGGCTTCGATGTCCAGATGTTTGCCTTCACATGTGCTGCGGATGGCCTGGATGCGACGGGTTTCCTCAGCCATCTGACGACGCATCTGCATCATCGGGTTCTGATGTTCCGGGGCGTTCGAGCTCGGGGCATCCGAGACATCCTGCGCTGCACGTGCGGCGATGGCGGCAGGACTCGCGGGCGGCGTGGTCGGCTTCGGGGTTTCGGTGGTCGGAGGTGTGGCCGGCGCGGGGGCAGTGATGGTGGTTTGACTTCCGGGTTCATGCATGTGCGATTGCTCCTTGCTGTTGGCTGCGATACGGGCAGACGTAGACGAGTCTGCTCCGTTGTCGACGAATGAGATTTCCTTGAGGGTTGCTTTGCGAACGACGTGAATAGGTCCGTCGAAGGTGCGGCCATTGACGGTGACGTTCTGGCCGTTGGGAATGAACTGGGCATCGATCACGGCCGCGCCGATGCTCGCCTGCCAGGGGAATCCGTTCTGCCCGCTGCGGATCACGTCCCGCGCCCAACTGGTGTCACGGCTGACCAAGCCTTCGGCAACGAGGCTGCCGTTTTCCACGGCAACGCGCTGCGTGTGGCCCACGCCCTGGCGCGATTGGTGATCCAGGCGAACGGGGATGTCCTGGCGGTCGATGGCCAGACCTTCCAGATCCACCACAACGGGATGTGGAAATCCTTCAATCCGCATCAGGCCACCGGTGTAAGCCACCATGCGGAATTGGGGAATGCCTGATTGTTTTTCCCCAGCCGCCTCGATGGTCAGCGGACAGATGAACGAAAGTTGGTCAGGCAGTTGCTGTGTTGGCGACAGTGTCATCGTCATGTACGTTGTTCTCCTGAGAATTTGAAGATGATGATGAAGAAGATTGATTGGGCTGACTCTCCGAAACGGTCAGCCCCAGTGTTTGCATGAGTTTGGTTTCCTTGGCTCGCTGGCGAAGCTCGGTTTCCCAGTCCTTGCCCTGACGGGCATATTCAGCGGCCAGCGTAGTGGTGTGACTGGATAGACGTTTGGCCTGAGCATTGGCTTCTTTGGCCGGATCGACATGCTCCGTACCGTCGAAAAACCAGCCTTTTTGCAGGGGTAATGGACACCCGGACAAGGTGGGCATACTGCGGAGTGTTCGCAGAACCGCGAACTCCGGTGTCAGCATGGCCTCACGTATCCATGCATTAAAAATCTGATCCAACACAATTTCAGCAAGGTGTGCTTGTTCAACGCGGATGGATTTGTAATAGGTCTGATGGTCCAGCCGCCCAGAGGCGTAGTTGTATCCGGCGGAGTTTCCGACGGCCACGTTGTACGGAAGATTTAAAGCCCGCGCAATTTCATTGAGAATTTCATGTTTGAACTCGGCATATGTGGTGGCAGGTTGCTGCGAATCGATCTGCCCCAACCTCCAAC